GGAATTGGTGGAACTGCGGTAACAGCAGGTAAACTATTACAGCAACCAGCAGTAGTTTCTGACCATGCAAACATGGCAGCAACAGCAGCAGTAGCAGCAGGCGAAACAGCAATATCTGTAGAAACAGGTGGAACTGATATTACGCTTAATCAATACGCAGGTGGTTATCTTTGGGTAAACGATGTAAATGGTGAAGGACAAATGCTTAGAGTTAAATCTAATCCAGCACACGACCATTCAGCAGACCCTTCAATAGTAATAACTTGTTACGATGCACTAGCAACTGCTTTAACAACTAACTCACAGCTAACACTATTAGCAGACCCAAGCAATGACTTAATTGTTGCACCAGCAACAGAAACAGGTGCGATTATGGGAGCTACAGTAATTGATTTAACAGCAGACTATTATGGTTGGGCAGTAATGTCAGGACCAGCAGCTTTGCTTACTGTAGGAACTTTAGTTGTAGGTAATGCAGCAGTTCGTTCAGGTGGTACAGCAGGTGGCGTAGCTCCAGCAACAGATAATGTTCTTATGGAAATTGGTGATGTAATGGCTGTATCAGCGAATACAGAATACTCACTAATTAACATGAACTTAAGCTAGGAGTAAGCTATGTCAGGATATTCAGATGTAAAGGCAGTTACTATAACTGCCGATACAGTAGCCTTAGACGCAGATGGAATATCAGTAGCAGCATCCGTTGGAAATAATGCAGCCCTCGTAATAGGGGGAGCATTAGCTTCAGGTGGTGCAGTTGCACTTAGTCATGGAAGAATTGTAACGATTCTTTCTGCTGGGAATGATTCAACTAAATCTTTTACTGTAGTTGGCACAGATGTTAATGGTGATGCTCAAACAGAATCTATTACAGGTGCTAATGCAGATACAGCTACTGGAACAAAATACTTTTTAACTATAGCTTCTATAACAGCCGTTGGTAATCCAGCAGGTAATGTTTCAGCAGGAGTTAATGCTTCAGCAGCAGATGTTATATTTGCAGGAAGAAGCAGACTTAAAGGTATATTTTTAACAAGCACAGCAACAGCAGGAACTACAAATTTTCATAATAGCTCCCCTACAGGGACTAATATTATGGGATTAAGTTCCGTAGCATCTGCTACTGCAACAAGAGATGTAGTAATACCAGACGAAGGCATAGTGTTTTCTGAAGGTATCTATATTCAGTATACTGTATCTACATTTTTAACGATGACAGTATTCCACGCATAAGGAGTAATTATGAGTAAAGAATATGTAATTTCAGAAACTGGAGAGTTTCCAGCACAATATAAAGTTTTAAAATTAAATGAAGATGGTATCTACAGACCTGTATTTGGTCCAGACCCAGATTTAGAAGATGCAGAACGCAAGTGTGCTGAAATGAATAACGATAGAGCAAGAAACGATAAGGGACAACTTGTCGGTGATGACCTATCAACTCCAGATATTAATGAAGCTTATGTTAGTGGTAAAGCACCAGTTAAGAAAAAAGCTCCAGTAAAAAAGAAAACAGTAAAAAAAACTGTAGTTAAAAAAACTACAAAAAAGTAAAGGTAAACTTATGAAAAAATCTAAATATATGAAAGGTGGCGGTAAGTCATCTAAATACATGGCTGCTGGCGGTATGAAAACAGAAGTCGGTAAAGAACAAAATATCATGCAATACAAAGACTATGTTAAAAAAGCATTTGGTGGTGGAATGACCTCTGAACCAGCTATGAAGAAGAAAAGGTCTAAAGGTATGGCAGGTGGTGGTAAATCATCGAAAGGCATGGCAAGAGGTGGCAAGAGCTAAATAGTGTTCTGATGACTAAAAGAAAACGAGAAAACCCTATAGCTAAAACAACTAAAGGCAAGGGTGCTAATTATCGTTCTACTAAGTCTGGAGCAGGAATGACTAAGAAAGGGGTTGCAGCTTATCGCAAAGCAAATCCAGGTTCTAAGTTAAAAACAGCAGTTACAGGTAAAGTAAAGAAAGGTAGTAAGGCGGCTAAACGCAGAAAGTCTTACTGTGCAAGGTCTGCAGGACAATTAAAAAACAGTTCAGCCGAAACTAGAAACGACCCTAATTCAAGAATTAGACAGGCTCGTAGAAGGTGGAAGTGCTAATACAGGATAAATTATGGCAACAAGTGGAACATATACATTTAACTTAGACATAAGCGATATTATGGAAGAAGCTTATGACCTTTGTGGTTTAGAGTTACGCTCAGGCTATAGCTTTAGAGGTGCTAAAAGAGCACTTAATTTAGTATTTCTAGAATGGCAAAATAAAGGTTTAAATCTTTGGACTATAGAACAAGGTACAGCTTCTGTTGTAGAAGGCACTAGTAGTTATACTATAGCTACATCTGCATTAGATGTTGTTGATGTATTTCTAAGAACTAATGCTGGAGATGTAACTAAACAGTTTGACCAAAGACTAAATAGAATATCTAAAACAGAATATAACCATCAATCTAATAAATTGCTTCAAGCAAAACCTACACAGTTTTATGTAGATAAAGGAACTGATGGTATACAAATAGTTTTATGGTCAACGCCTGACACTTCTTATACTTTAGTTTATGACTACATACAAAGAATTGAAGATACAGGAAATGTTGCAAGCAATAATGTAGATGTACCTTCAAGATATCTACCTTGTTTAACTTATGCCTTAGCATATAACATAGCTTGTAAATCACCTGAAGCTCAACAAAGAGTTCCTATGATTAAACAAAGATATGATGAGTTATGGAAAGATGTAAGTGATGCTGATAGAGAGAGAGCATCTGTTAGATTTGTTCCTGACTTAGGGACTTATGGTTATTAACCATGGCTTATGCAAGAGCAAGTAAAGCTTTAGGTCAATGTGATAGATGTGGTTTTACATTTAAACTAAATTTTCTAAGATACGAAATAGAAGATAGCAAACGAAATGGTATGAGAGTTTGCAATGAATGTTTTGATGAAGACCATCCACAATTAAAATTAGGCGAACTAAATGTTAGTGACCCACAAAGTTTATTTAATGCTAGACCTGATGGAGGAGAAGTAGAATCTACAACATATTATTCATTTAATCCTGTAGGTGGAGGAGTAGCACAATTTGGTTCTAGTACAATGGGTTTAAATATAAAAGGGCAAATAGGAACAGTTAAAGTGAGTACATCATGAGTTTTACATTTACAACATTAAAATCTGCTATACAAGATTACACACAAAATACTGAAGCAACCTTTGTTGCTGATTTACCGACATTTATTGTACAAGCTGAAGATAGAATTATTAAATCTGTAGAGCTACCAAATTTTAGAAAAAATGTTACAGGTGCTGTAACTATAAATACACAATACTTAAAAACTCCAACTGATTATTTATATCCATATTCTTTAGCTGTAATAGATAGTGATGGTAATCATAATTATTTATTAAACAAAGATGTTAATTATATAAGAGAAGCATATCCAACAGCAGGAACAACAGGATTGCCAAAAGTATATGCACAGTTTGATGATGATAGTTTCATTTTAGGACCAACTCCAAGTGCTGCTTTTTCAATAGAATTACATTATTTTTATACACCACAGTCAATTACTGAATCAGCAGATGGAACAACATGGCTAGGAACAAACGCATCAGAAGCATTACTTTATGCTTGTTTATGTGAAGCCTATACCTTTATGAAAGGTGAGCCAGATGTTTTAAATAACTACGAAAAAAGATTTCAAGAAGCATTACAAAGACTTACACTACAATCAGATGGTTATAATCGTAAAGATGCTTACAGAGATGGACAAAGGAAAATAAATGTTTAGTGTAGATGTAGAAAGTTCAATAGGAAATGTGGGAGTAAGAACTACACAAAACGAAGGTTTAAAGCCTGAATATTGGACTGAAAGAATAATGGAAAGGCTAGTTTCTGTTAGTGAAAATGCAGACCCTATGGTTAAAGCACAGGCTGAAGCATTTAAAGATACTATACAAACAGTTGTTTTATTATATATGAAACAAGCTATAGCAAGTGATAGAGCTACTGTAGCAGGATTATTAGAAAAACAAGGTCATAAAGAAATGGCTAATATCATTAGGAGACTATAATGGCGATATCACAAGCAATGGCAACAAGCTTTAAAAAAGAGCTACTTGAAGGAAAACACAATTTTTTAGCTTCAGGAGGCAATAGTTTTAAATTAGCTTTGTATACAAGTTCTGCATCTTTAGGTGCTAC